ATTGGAGTCCTAATTCAGATGATTTCTACAAAAAGTACCACAATTAATTGATAAAAAAAGGATGAATAGAAATACATCTATTCACCCTAAAAATAATTATTATTATATTAACTTTATGAGAGATTTCTATTATTCTAATTTCTTCATTTGTCTGTAATTCTTTTGATATTCTTTATATTTCAACTTTTGAAATTCTTTATTTCTTTCTGCTTTTAATTCTTGTCTTTTCTTGCATTCCAATTGCATTTGCTTTAGTTCTAATTCACTTTTTATTTTCATCTTATTTGAATTTTAAAGTGTCATTTTGAATTATACCCAAAGCTTTCGAATAGCCATCTATGTATCCTTTTTTGTATATATAATTTACATTTTCAATATTATCTTTCAATGCTTTTGTTGATTCGCTTCTTATGCTTCTAAAAATTGAAATAACACCCACAATTGAGGTTGAGAATAAAATTATAATTCCAATCAACTTCATTATATTATACATATATATCTTTTTCATTTATTTCTACTTTTTACCTTTTGAATTATTATAGCATCATTGCTTGTTGTTGTTCCCCCAGTGGGGGTTACCTTTGTTATTTTTATCTTACTACTCATATTATATATATAATGTATAATTAGTTAATTTCAATAGGATTACTGATTTTTTGCCACTTACCATTCACTTTTGTATATTTATATGCAAATTTTTTAGGTAGTAAATAACTTAATTTCCACACATCCTTTTTGTAGTTACAAGTTGAGTTTGGCAGCTTTTTATAAATTAATCCATTTTCACCCTTTCTTTTCAATTTGCATATAGTTTTCAAGTCAAATAAGTATAGATTTTCACCAAAAAAATAACACATCCAACAGTTATTACATTTGCCACTTTTCACTTCTTTGCACATCGCTCTAAATTTGACATATTCAAATATATAGCTGTCATAATGTTCATAAATTGCATTTCTATCTTTAATTTCAACGCCTAAATTGTAATTTGGTAAGTCAGTTTGTACAAAAGCATCCAAATTTGCATACTTTTCTTTAGTAAAATCAATTTTTGCGCTAATAAAAGATGTTAAAAAATCATTGAATTTTTGTCTTCCTTTTAATTCTTTTTCATTAAACTTGTCCATTTTCTCTCTATAATTAATATATTATTGCAACTTTTAATGTTGCTTATATATATAAATATCAGCGAGTTTCGAAAAGGACTTGATTTTTTAAAAAAAAACTTCACTATTTATAAAAGAAAAGGAAAAAAAAGGACATTTGAAGGTGTACACATATTTATATATATACCATAATTAATTATAGTTGTTCTTATTTTTTAATTCTTGATGAAGGGGCAATAACACCCCTTCATCTTAAAAAAAAATGAAAAATAATTGGCTGAAAATCAGCTTTTTACGAATTTCAAACTATTTATATATAAAGGAGATAAACATTAAAAGCAAACATTAAGAAAAATGAGCAAATATGTTAACATAAAAACGCAAACAGTTTATAAAAATCGATTGGAAGCTAAATTAAAAGAAGGTACATCGAATTTTAACAAGTTATTCAAAACTGGGGGTATAATTTTTATAACAAGCGAATTAAAAGCCTTCATCAACTCAATTGAAGTTGATTAATCAAAAATTAAAAACTAATTCCAAGCAAATTTGGAAACACATTAAAAGCAAACATTAAGAAGATGAAAATCACAATTTCAACAAAAAAATTTACAAACAAGCCAACTAACGTTGGTTCAGAATTTTATAACGTAAAATTCGAAACAAAAACTATTAATTATAATGATTTTAATGCCATAATTGAAGAAGGATATGCCTTATCTTGCAATTGTAGAGATGAGGTATATCCGTATGTTAATTATGATAAAGCATTGAATTACAGAGGTATACAGTATGTGTTAATTGACATTGATGAATGTAAGTTAACATATGATGAAATCATTGAGAATATGGAGTATTTGCCATCTTTTGCACACACTTCATATTCTCACTTATCACCATCAAAAGGAGGTAAGAATTGTTATCATTTTTATTTCATCTTAAATGAAGAAATAAAGACAATCAAAGATTATAATTTCTATTTCCACAAGTTTAGCAAGTCAATTTCAAAGATAATTGATAAGCGAGTAACACTGCCTTATCGCCTTGTTTTTACCAACCATATTTCAAATGATAATTACCAATTAATTGATAATCAAATTGTGTATAACATAGATGATTTATCAATTATGAATTGTGATGTTGTTGATGAAGAAAATGCAGATGATTTATCAATTGAAGTTGAAGAAGAAAGCAATTTTCAAAAAGATATGAAGTCACTGAAAAGAAGTGAATTAATTGAAAGATATAAAGATGTAATTGATTATCACCGTGCTACACAAATAGAAGTGGAAGATAATGTGTCTTTTATCAATTTGGAAAATATTGAATACTATGAAGTTTTCAACAAACTTAAATTTGATAACATCAACAAGAAATCAGTAAAGAATAAGATAAAAATAGGAAAAAGACACCATCAACTATTCCTAGATGCCATTCAATTGAAAGCAATCAATTCAAATATCACCCTTGATGAATTGGTATTTGCTTTAATTTACGAAGTGTATAATTTTTACGATAATTCAGATAATGAGTTGAATAACAACGTTATAATGGCAACAGCAAAATCAGTAATGGAAGGTGAATATACTGCTTACCAAAGTAGAAAGAAAACAAAGGTAAATAGAAAGTTCTTCAAAAATTTCATCGGCAAACAACAAGAAAAAAGTGGTATAGCACGAAGAGATAAGAAAGATAGTGAAATTGGTGAAATGATTGATTTAAGCTTAAGCTTTGAAGAAAATCTACAAATGTTGAAAGCTAATAACATTAAAATTGAAAAGAGAAGACTAATTGACTTTTACAATAGACATAACTTACCTATTTTAACTTTGAAAGAAAGAAGAAATGAAAGAATAATTGAAATATATAATGAAAATTCTACCCTTTCAGTGAGAGAAATTGCAACTATTTTAAAAGAAGAAGGAATGAAAGTTAGCAAAAGTACAGTAGCTACAATTATAAATGAATATCAATTGAAATTAGAATTAGAAAATAAAAAAGAAAATACAACAGAAGTTGAAATGAATGATATTAATAATAATAATACAAATATCAATAATATTTTAATTTTCAATGATAGTTCTTCTTCTCTTTATTTTAATGAAATAAGCAAAAATAACACTGTCCAAAATTTGGTTGTACAAGAATATTTTTAATAATCATATTAATATTCTTGTCCAGCACTTTTTTGGACACTTATAAAGATATAATGAGTATGCCATTTTTGGAAAAAGCAAAGAATAAGAATAGAATTAAAAGAATAAAGGAAGATAAGAATAAAGATATATATAATAGTAAAAGGTGGAAATTATTGAGAAATTATTATATAAAAAATCATCCTTTATGCTATATATGTGAGTTAAAAGGTATATCAAAATTAGCAGAAGATGTACATCATATTGATTCATTTTCAAGATATATTGGAGATGAAAGAATTGAAAAAGCATTTGATATTTCAAATTTAATGTCATTGTGCAAATATCACCATTCACAACTTCATTTAAATCATCATTCACCAAGTTCATTTGATTTTGAAAAGTATAAAAAAGAACATCCAAATGAATTTAATTGATAAAAAAAATAGAATAAATCATAGTTAGTAACTATTTATATTTAAAGTAAATAATAATAATGCCCACTGGTGTAAAGATAGCACATTTAATTCTAACCTAAAAAGTAACAGTTTGATTCTGTTGTGGGCTACAAAATGTTGTGTTTTTTCAAGCATTTACATTACAAAAAAAAAACTATTAATAAAATGAATATAGAAAATTATATAAAGGATAATCAATTAAAAGAGGAAGCATTAATAAAAATGATGGCAGAAATCATTGTGAATGTAGAAGGTGTATCACATTTGGCAAAGGAATGGAAATTGGAAAATTCACAATTTTATATTGATTATCTTGATAAGTTAAATCATATTTCAATTGAAGGGAGTTAGAAATGAAAAGAAAGAAAAATATAATAAATCTTCCAACAAATTTGAAATCTGAATCAATTAATTATGTAGCTAAAGTTGTTGATTATTTGAAAAAAAATAATCAATATGATGAAATAGATGAACTTGCAATGAATTTAATTGCATACAATTATTCAATTTTTCTATCTGCAATTGAAGAAATTGAAAGAAATGGTATGACATCAAAAGGTAGTAGAGGTAATGAAATACAAAATCCAGCTATTAAAGTTGCAAATGATGCACAAATTCAATTAATAAAGTTGATGGAAAAATATGGAATGACTTCAAAAGATAGAAAAAAGCTATTTCAATCAGATAGTGAAATTGACGAAGAATCACCGCTAATGCAATTTATACAAAGTTCAAAATAAATATGAAAGAAAAACTATATTTTAAATATGCAATTGACGTTGTTGAAGGAAATATAGTAGCTGGTGTAAATATAAAATTAGCTTGTCAACGTTTTCTAAATGATTTGAAATCAGACAATTACGAATTTAGAGAAGATAAAGTAGAAAGATGTTTGAATTTTATAAAGTCATTAAAACATTTTAGAGGTAAGTCAAGCGGTAAGGCTTTTGAATTGGAAGGATGGCAGCAATTTATAGTTGCAAATGTAATTGGAATATATATAAAGGGGACAAAACACAGAAAATATACACAAAGTTATATTGAAGTTTCAAGAAAGAATGGAAAAACAGCATTGGCAGCTGCACTTTGTTTGTATTTTTTAATCGCAGATGGAGAAGATGGTGCTGAAGTTGATTTGGCAGCCAATTCAAAAGAGCAAGCCACAATTGCATTTGAATTTTGTTATAATTTTTCAAAACAACTTGACCCAAAAGGTCATTTTTTAAATTCAAAATTGAAGGGGATTAATTTTAAAATTAACAATTCAAAATTGAAAGTATTTGCGTCTGATGCTTCGAAGTTAGACGGCTTCAACGCTTCATTTGCGCTAATAGATGAGTTTCACGCTGCACCAAATTCGAAGGTAAAAGACGTAATTAAGAGTAGTATGGGAATGCGAGAAAACCCTCATTTAATGGTGATTACAACAGCTGGATTTTCAAAAACTTCACCTTGTTATCAGATGCGTACTACTGCAATTGAAGTATTAAATGGAATTAAGGAAGATGAAAATTTATTTATATTAATCTACTCTCTTGATGAAGGTGACGATTGGAAGAAAGAAGAAAATTGGATAAAATGCACCCCAAATTTGAATGTAACTGTGACTTCAAAATATATAAGAGAGCAAGTGAAAAGTGCGATAAATAATCATACAGAAGAAGTTGGAGTGAAAACAAAAACGTTGAATTTATGGTGTGAATCATCAGAAGTGTGGATAAGTGAAAATAAAATTGTACAAAATTCATCAACTATCAATTTAAAAGAATTCGAAGGTGAAGTATGTTATGTTGGTGTTGACTTATCAGCCACAAGTGACTTAACAGCAGTTAGTTATCTTATTTTGAAGGATGATATTTACCATTTTAAAGTTGATTATTATCTACCAGAATCAGCTTTAGAGGATAATCCAAATAGAGAATTGTATAAAAAGTGGAAAAGAACTGGTGAATTGAAAATAACGAATGGTAATGTAACTGATTACGACTACATTACAAATGACCTTTTGAAAAGAAATGAATTTCTACGAATTTACAAAGTTGGATATGACAAATGGAATGCCACACAATGGGCAATTGATGCTACTGATAAGGGGTTGCCACTTGAAGAATTCAGCCAATCAATTGGCAATTTTAATCAACCGACAAAGGAATTGGAAAGATTGATATTGTCAAATAAAGTTAAAATCGATAATAATGAGATAACTCGGTGGTGCTTTCGAAATGTCAACTTGAAATCTGATTGGAATGACAATACAAAACCAGTGAAAAGCAACCATTTAAAGAAGATAGATGGCGTTATTGCAATGATTCAAAGTTTGGGTATTTTCCTACAAAATCCAACTTTATCAAATAATTTAATTATAATTTAATACTAAAATGGGTATTTTTAATTTTAAAAAGAATAAAAATAAAGAAACAGAGGAAAGAAGTAACATATTTGGTGATTACCTTTCGTATAACTCAAATAGTAGTTATGTTGAATCGAAATCAATGCTTTTATCTGCTGTATATAGATGCGTTGAAGTTATTAGTGATGCAATTGCACAACTTCCGTTAGAGCCGTATCTTATTGATAATAAGGGTTTTAGAAATAAATTCACTTCACATCCTACATATTCAATTTTGAATAGGATGCCAAATCAAAATATGACCAAATTCACATTTATTAAGATAATGGTAAGAAGTATGCTATTAAATGGAAATGCATTTGCAATTATAGATAGAGATGAGAAGGGCAATTGTATTGCATTACATTTCATTCCATCTTCACTTGTCACTATAATTTACCCCAAAAACTTGAAAGACACAATCAGTTATCGAGTACAAGGGATGAAAGGAGTGATTGAAAACTGCAATATGATTCA